CGCTTAACAACAGATGGTTTAATAAATTCTTTATTTTCTTTTAAGGATTCAATTTTACCAGAATCTTTAAGAGCTCGCTTCCATTTACCAAGCGCGCGGTTAATATCACCATTTGGAAATCTTTTAGATTTTTGCACTTTTGCTGCTAATGCATTTCCGGGTACTATAGATTTAATAGATTTATCTTCTCTTGACATATATAACTTATTTTTGTTTATTTTATTTAATATAACAATTTATTTTCAATTAACCAAATTTATTTTAATCTTTTTGATTTATCTTTTGTCATATGATCATCAAATGCAGGACCTTTATCTGTAACGCCGGCTGTATAAGAATCTTCTGTCAACTCTTCTTCTTCGGATATTGAATTTCCAACTTTGTAATATTTGTTTAATACACTACCCATATCATCATAAGCAGATTCTAATCTTTGCTGAAGGCCTGTCATTTCTTTTGACGTCTTTTCAAATACTTTAAATGCTTCATTCATTTGTTTCATATGACGAGATACAGTCACATTATCAAACCAATGCTCAGATTCTTGTAATGTTAAAGCTTCTGCTTGTTGCACAATATTTCCAAGCGTTTCAGTAACCTCTTGTAGTGTAGTATTTCTATATACCATTTCACTTAACTTATGATAATTACCAACTGCTTCTAAAAATGCCTTTTTATCTTCTTTACGCATTTTTGGTGTTTCATCTTCTCCTAAATATTTCTCATTTAGGATATGTTGCATTAATTGTTTTTCCCACTTTTTCATATTATACATTCCTTTTACGCATTTGACCGTCCGGCTCTGTCTAGTGCTTTTAACAATCCTTCTATATTTTTTTCTGCTGATTGTATATATCTAGCTGTTTGATTTCTTAATTGATCGAATCGTACATCACCTGTTTCGTCTGCATACATATCAATCCCACCTGCCACTACTCGTTCTAATTCTTGCAGCTCTTCAAGAACACGTTCTGTCTCTTCCATATATTCGGTAAGACGAGTACTCATTGAATATTCATCTTCAATACCAAATTCTGCTTCAGTAACCGGTCCCATATCTTTAAGTTCTGAACCATCTGGTTTTAAACCCATTTCAATAGCATACGCAATAATTTCGGCAGTTTCAAATGCTGGACGTGGAGTTACTCCTCCATTATATTCTTTATCCCATTTTTTAACTGAATTTGGATCGTTAATATCTATATCACCAGCTTCATAAGCTTCAATTGCATTCATTGCAAATTGAGAATTCCATGACTTTGGTTTACGAACTTCATTTAAGAATTTACGACTCTTAAAGTCTTTTATCCATTTATTATGATCAAACTTACCCATTGGTTATCCTTAAAATTCTATTTCTGGTGGAATGTTTCCTAATTGGTCCGGAATAGTACCAGTACCTTTATTTCCTAAAGTATTGAACGGTCCATATAAACTATGATGTGCAGATTCTTCTAAACTATTAAATTTACCTGTACCGCTTTCCGGGTTTCCTAATTGTGCATTGGCCATCGGAGTTGTATTTGCTCCTTGTAATATACCAGTGCCTTTCTGTCCAATTTGATTAATTGGTCCATATGTTGAATTTAATTCTTCTAATGCCATTTTAAAACTCCGTGATTATATTAGTAATAATATTGTTAATATTTGAATACTTATCCGTCATTACTTTTTGAACTGATTCGTTTACCGGTGATAAGAATGCTCCATGAGTAGATGGGTTGGAAACAAAATCAAATGCTATCAACTCAAAGTCAGGTTGTACTTCAACTGTATTACCACCTTCTCTCATTACTTCTTTAACAGATCCCATACCTCTAGATGATATACCTAATTTAATTCCTGATTTAAAAAGTTCTTTAAGAATGTTACCTGCAGGTGTTGATAATACTTCGACAGTACCTACAAGATCATCACCTTTCCAATCCATGCCTAGTACGTTATGAGATACGTTATTAAGATTGACTACAGATGAATCCGGATGATCTAATTCTCCTAATGCCCGTCTTTCTTGTACAAATGAATCAGCATATTTTTTTGCTTCTCTCATTAATGTCTCTTTTGGATAGACACGTCCATTTTGATTTTTAGCTTCTGCTCTTTGTAATACACCAGAAACAACTAACCGACCACCATTTTTAGATAATGATTCGTTTATTTGATGTGGTGATATTTCAAACAATGTATAATCTACTAATAATTGCTTACCCATTTTTTATTCCTTTAATAAATAGACCTGAATTGACAAATGCATTTTGTTGGTCGAAACGTTTTCTTTCGTCTGAATATTTTCTTTTTTGTTCTGCTAATGTTAAATTTTTATTTTCATTGGCATTAATAAATTGTTTCCAGGTTCTATTTGGTATCATTGTGAAAGTTCCTTTAATCTATTTGATATACGTGTCATACGCTCATTTATTTTAGCAAAACGCCTACCCGTTGATTTCCAAAAATGATTTGATTGTACACCCATTTCTGTTTTCAATCGTAAATTATTTTGAACTATCTTTTCCATCTCTGCTAACATTTTATTAACTTCATTAATACCTCTGTTAACTTTTTGTTGCGGAGTAGATGTAGGATCTTTTTTATAATCTCTATATGATACTTCATTAACAACACCATACATTTCAGACATCATCTTTTTGTAAGTAGACTTGCCTTCCATTGGTTTAAATATTTTATTTGTTTTAGGAACTTTTTTCATTCCTGCAGGTTTAACAACATCATCATCATCTGCTTTACCAAATGCATATGGTGTATTATATTCACCACCAGCACTAGCAGTAGAATTCATTTCATCTAATTCTTCTTCTTCTTTCATACCCATTGACTTGCTAGCTGATTTTACTTTGGCTATCATTTCCATAGCTTCTTTATCACTAATAGATTGTCCTGGGTTAAGTGCTTTAGCTAATGCCTTTGCCATTTTTTTAATGGAATCTGAAGTAAATTCATTTAACTCTGTTTCTTCGTTCTTAACCGCTTTAGATACAGTATCTCTTCGTTTCTTAAGATATTCATCTGATGAATCCACTTCGCCATCGTTATTAATATCATCATCTTCTTTACCTACCGGGTCGAGTTTAGCTTCATTAATTAAGCTTTTAAAATGTTTTCCTATTTCGTTACTCCACTTCATTATTGTTGCCTTTTCAATACATAAATTACCGCGCTAGAACCACCATCTATTTTTGATACAGATAATTCAATTACATCATTAGGTAAATTAGAAGCTGATATTGTTCCTCCACCGGATAATTTAATATCTGCACTTCCATGTGTTTTAACTAGAACAGCGCCATATCCAAAATTCGAACCAGTAAAATCTACTTGTCCACCGGTATATGTATATGCGCTAGTATATCTTCCTGGATGGCCTAGTACTTCAAACTGATTATATTTGGAACTAGTTGCACTATATGTATATGGTCCACTCATTTATTCTTCCTTACTTTTTTTAGTTCGCCTATCAATTCATAATATCTTAACATTGTTAAAATATCTTTATCTTCAACTAAATGCTTTTTACGTAAACCAGCGATTAATTTAACTACTTCATTAATTTTTATACGTACAATTTTACTAGGAACAATTGATTTTAGCGATGTTAATTCTGCTTGAATATTTTTTGTCTCGCTAATAATATACTTTTTTAAATGAACTGAGTTAGTAACATTATTAATATACTCACGTAATATTTTTTTCTGTGCAATAGACATTGTTTTATATTTTTGATTAAACTTATCAATGACAAGTTTAGATGCTAATATACGCACATCTTTATCTTCTTTAAGCAATGAATCAGATGGTTGTTTAGCAATTTTTTTATTTTGAATACTTTCAATTAAAATAAATTTATTACGAATATAAGAGGCTGGTTCATCAGCTTCCGCATGTTCAAATATATTAAATGTAGATGCGTGTAATTTATAATTTGATACACGTGATTTAAAAAATTCATTAACATTATAATTTTCTTTTAAATCTTTTATTAAATTATACTTCTGACGTTTTAAGTCTGATTCAATTAAAGCTTTGCGCGCTTTTATAACAGCGTCCACAAACGTGGTTGCATGAGCTTCGTTATTAAATTTCTCTTCTTGTATCGATCGATATAATTTAAGTTCTTTTGTTAACTCAGAAGATCCTTTAAAATGTTTATTTAAAATATCTAATGCTAATGGCCGTGTATTGTTCATCGTATCAACAGCCACTTGCCGTACCAAAAGTTCAAAAATTAATCCGGTATTGCGGACCTTTGAATGTTTTATTCTTTTCATGAAAGCACGTTCCTATATAGTAGTATACATTGTTTTTAATAAATATATCATTAGACGCAAATCAATGCCATTTATACATCGAGTAATTGAGATTCGTCTAGCATTGTACCGGAATCTGACGAAGATTGTTCATTTTCTTTGATAGATTCTTGAATCACAGATTTACTTTTATTGTTTACATTTAATGATGATTTGCGCAGCATTTCTACAAACGATGTATTTTCTGTACTTAACGGACCGCTTTTTCTGTAATTATGCTGTAATGGCGAGCTATCTGTATTCATAGCTCCTCCTAATGATTTTGCACCTAATGGATCTCTACCATGAGGGCTATCATGAGTACCCCAGGTACTTACATTTTTAGGCCTGCCAGGACCTGCTACATGTTCTTGTTCCATACCAGGTAACTTATCATTTTTTGTAGCTACATGCATGGAAGCAATATCATGAGGTGTTCCAAAACTCATATTAGTTTTCTTTGGATCATTTCCTTCTGATTTAATTTGTTCTCTTCTGAATGCTTCTTTCTGATCTTGAATAACACTTTCTTGTTCAGATTTCCATTCTGTAGATGATAGATTAAATACATTTTCATATATCCATCTTTCAGAAAACATCATCGATTCTTTTAAATTATTTGCTAAACCAACTTTAGATTCTAGCAATTCAACCATTTGTTTCTGATATATAATACTAGGTGATATTAGATCTAATGAAAAGTCTACTAAATCTTCATCTGTAAATCCTTGTGAGTATAAATGTACAATAGCAATTTTAGTAAGTTCAGAAAGAAATATTTTTTGTATTCTTTCAATTGTTCTTGCAAATCGCACATCCTCAGCTGCTAATGTTGCTTTACCTTCAACGCCTTCATCATATCCTAAAAACGCTTTTGGTATTTTTAAAGCCGCCATCATTTTATTACGTAGATAATCTATATCTTCAATTTGGCCGTCATTTGTCAATCCAGGCAATGATTCAATCGATGTACCAGATTCAGAACCACGTACAGGAAGATAATAATCTTCCATCATATTTTCCATATTGAACTTAAGATTATATTCACCGGTCTTTTCATCCATATATGGAATCTTTTTCATTTTACCAATGATTGTTTGCATATGGTTATCAACTTCGGCTGGTGGTATATTACCTACATCGATCTTAAATATTCTTCTTTCCGGTGCACGCATTATTCTTTGTATCAACATGGCATCTTCCATTAATGATAACTGTTTATATATTTTACGCGCAGGTTCTATCATGGCCTTACCATATGGCAAGAAATTTGTATCTGATAATAAACGGAAATGAGCTACTTCATAATTTTCAAATGTATCCATTTTTTCATGCTGACCGGATGCATATGACATATGAGATGCTTCCATTACAAATCTATACGCGTATGGATTTTCTGGATCATATCCTTCTTCTCTTCTTACTTCGTATGCTGACATAGGAATGACATTGACAATTCCTATCTGTTCTTCAATGTCTAAATGCAAAAAGAAATCTCCATATTTACATGCGTTACGAATCCATGGCCATAAATTATAATCAATATTAATTATATCATAAAATAAATTTCTTAATACTTTTTGAATTTCTGCATTCGGAGATGAAATAGTCAATGTATCACCATCAGTATTTTTAACAGTAGCTTCGTCCGCATAAATATCTAATGCAGATGCCAATATCGGGTCCATATCCATTGCCTCATAATCAGTAAATAATTCTAATTTTGATTGATGAAAATTCATTGTCTGGTTATAACCACCGTAACCGCCTTGGCCTCTATGTAGCCCAGCAAATCTATCTATATACGATGTATTAGATACTGCACCGCTTGATTGTATTTTATTTGTATCAACTACCTTTAGTCGGTTTTGTGCAATACGTCTAACCACCACGTTAGTCGAAAATAATCTACGTAACCTTCCTCGTAATGATGTATCTGCCATGTTATATTCCGTTTATTAATAAATATGTTATAGTAACCATTTCAGGCCTTCGTCGTCACCTCTGCCTGTTTTCCAATCCCATGATGCATTATCTTTTGGATTATTTGTATATACTCCTTGAGATTTTCCTAAATGACCTAATGCCTTTCGCGAAAGATCCATTCCTTGTTGATGTAATCTTAATGCCGTATCTCGTACCCATAATGCAATACCAAATGACATTATCAAATCATCATTATATCCTCGTTGAGCTTCTGCTCTAGAACCATTCCATATAAACACATACATTTCATCTACCAATCGCCTAGACTTTATAATAGGTGACTTTTCTCTAAAATATGTTTCTATTTTTGAAATGATTAATGGACGTGTTTTTGATGTAGTTGAAAAGCCTGGTACTTTTTGTGATTTGGATTTCAAATCATATCCTTTAGCCAAATGCACATTCTCATCTATATAAGCATCTTGTTTATAAGAATAATACAAATTCTCATATCCTTTATCAATCAACACTTGTAAAACAGCCCATCCAATATTTGCATTTTCAATTACTAGTAATGCATTATTCCATTCTGTTGCTACTGAATGTAACATGTTGCCATATTCCGTAGTTCCTATCTTACCACGATATTCAGCTACCTGTGTTAATGATTCAATTTCAATAACATGAAATGCAGAATAATCAGCACCATCACCTCGGGCAACATCAGCTACAACTGCATATGCCTTTGAATAATTTGGATAATCCCATAACCAATAATTACCATCAAATCCTCTTTTCTCTTTAGGATCTTCAATATATGTCTGTTCATACCATTGAATGATAGGACCATCGACTATAGTATGTCCAGAAGTAATAAAGTCACAATCACATTCTTGAGCTGCTGACTTTTCTCCTAGTAGTTGAGTTTGTTCATCTCTCCATGTCTTATCTCGTTCTGGATGTACTGTCCAATGCAGTTTAATGCTATTAAATTTACCGCCGGCTTCTGCTTCCATCCATGTTTTATGAAACAAGTTACCAGTACCATTTGGTGTTGATAGCATAATAGCACCTCCACCAGTTGCAAGTGTTTGTTGAGCAGCGGTCCATATTTCATCAATCCTATCAATAAAAGCTGCTTCATCCATAACCAATAATGATAATGCTTCTGAACGACCGGCTGTACCTGTACTTGATACTGCCTTTACTTGAGAACCGTTTTTAAATCGCAATGATAATTTGTTATCTTCTAATGCTCTTCCTTTTAGCCAGGAAGGCAAGTTATCATGCATTACTCGCACTTTGGTAACAAGATTTTTTGCAACATCTTGAGTGGTTGCAATTACCAGACAATTGAAATCTTCTTTAAATAACATGTTCCATAAAATGTAACCAGCTGATAAAGTTGATATTCCTAACTGTCGTGATTTCAATATTATGTTATATCGATTATCTTTCATTGAAGTCAATGTGTCTTCTTGAAATGGATAAAGATTGAAAAACATTTTACCTTTAGTAGGATGTTGAATGACACAATACTTTTTCATGAAATGTGTAGGATCAACAGCACATTTCTTGTACTCTTCCTTAATTATTTCTTTTAGCGATTTTTGTGGCATATTCTATAATATATAAAAAATTTTTCTTATTTCAAAATTAAAACAATGAAAAGTATTATTGCAGATCCCGCACCTGCTAATATACCATTACGTTGCCGTTTATATTTTTTGGCAAGTTTTTTCTGAAGTTCTATCTGTTCATCTTTTGTGGAAACTGTTTGATTGAGTAATCTTATTTCTGTTTCAAGCGACCATATAATATCTGAACCTGTAGCAATAACACTGTCTTTGATAGATAATTGATCTCGTAATGTTTTCTGAATTTTTTGTTCAAGGATTAATTGCTTGGTTGCAAGGTCACCCGCTTCTATATCTTGTATTGCTTGTACTAAATATCGTTTAGGTAAGCATATAAGACTATCACTCGTAACGGTTTGTGAAATACTTGGTAACGTCGTTACTAGTAAAATTATTGATATTATCAATTTTCTTAGCATAATCATCTTTTAATTTTTCTATCTTAGCTTCTTTCACTAAAATATTGTCTTGTAACACATGTAATGAATCATTTAGCGATATGATATTATCATCTAACAACTGTCTTTCAATTTGAACCTTTTTTATTTCCGTTGTTAAACTATCTACACGTTGTTGCAATTGTTTGTCTTGTATCATAATTTCATGATCAGAACCAGCCATAAACATATATGTTAATCCTATTGACATAAGAATTATAATTGCAACTAATATTAATGTAACTTTATCTATTTTCATATTATACTGCCGCCGTTCCGCTTAGTCCTAATTCACCTAAAAATGCCCCAACTTCTCCAGTTTTAATAGCTGCCATGCCAGCTTCTAATGCTGACAACGAAAATTGACCGGTGCTAGATCCTGCAGATGCCATTGCTGATTTAAAAGCACCAACTGCTCCTATCCCGCTATAAAGTGCTAACCCAGCAATGATTGTGTAATAAAGCATTGAAGCAGCTTTCATTTGATTTGCATCTGATGTAATTTTTGCTTTTTTAAATACTCCTGTTACTTTTAATATCCAACGCAATGCTTTGATATATGACTTATGCCATTTATGAGTAAATTCGATTATTTTAGCAGCTGTTCCTTCCGGATCATCTTTACCCTCTCCTTTACCCATTACTTTTTTAAATACTTTAATTAGTTTAGATAATCCTTTAACCATAAGTTCAACTAATTTAGGAGCTGCTAATAAAATACCAATAATAGCAACAGTTGTCAATTCTTCTTTTAATTGACCTTTTTCATCAAGACGGCCTTCTAAAATTGATTCATCTACTTGTTCTACATCTGCTTTGGCTTCATCTTCCATTGATGATAATGCAGATTCTAAATCTTTGAAACCTTGCCCCATTGCCTTTTCAAGCTCTTTGGCTTCTTGGTCATCAATTGTTTCTTTCAATAAATCTTTTAATTTTATACTAGCCATATCATTCCTTACATCATTGCTTTCATATAATCTTTAGCTAATCTAGATAACACTTTAAATGTATTATACATATCATCCATTGTATCGTAATTGCCATCTTTATATAACATTTCCAAAAAGTTTTCCATATCATCCATTACAATGTCTGAGTTTTTCCATTTTTGTACAATGTTAGATCTCATCGCAGCTTCGTTAAGTGATTCAGATAATACTGCTTTAATCATTTGTTTGATTTCAATTTGAAGATCAACGTCTTTTTCAGCATCCATTACTGTGCGTTCTATTTCATCTTTAAGATCTTTTTTCTTGGCAGTTAATTCTTTTAATTTTTTCAGAATCTTTTCTTTCTCCTTGCCATCTGCTTTTGCAAATTTAGGAGCTAATTTTCTCATTTCATCAACTACCTTATCAAAATCTTTACCGACTTTGTTTACTTTTTTATTTGCCATTTTCTTTTCCTAGGTTATCTAACAGAGTTTCTCTAAACTCTTTATAATCATTATCAAATTTTTCAAAGAATGCAGTTTGATCCCAATTTTCCATTTTACCATCTGCGCCTTGCACAAATTGCAATTTCATTGAGTCACGTAAAATTTCAACTTCTCTATCAGCATCTTTCAGCCAACCTTTAGCATTTGCTAACATTTTTTTTCGTGAATATTCTTCCCAAGCTTCTTTTCCTTTTGATCGTATCAAAGTTTCTTCTTTAAGAACACATGAAAAACATTTTTTATGAATAAACCACATTTTAAGATTTAATCGTTCTTCATCAACACCTTTCATTTTTGAACCACAACAAGGACATTGTTTAGGTGCTGTTAATAAATCTTTTATCATGTCTCGGACGCTGTTTGCTGGTTTTTTGCTTCGGAACCCATCATGTTGCTCGACTTTCCATTCCATGCCTTTTGCATCAGCTTCTATCCATATTTTTGGCTTACCATCTTCAAATGTTTCTAACACATTTTTTTCTTTTGGTTTGCCGGTATAACCTACTGTTGTTTTAGTTTGAGATTTATGAACCCCAGCTATCATTTGCTTAACAGCTTTTATATTTTGTAACTTGCTTGACATATTATTTTATCTGCTTAACTTTTAATCTCAGCTTACGCTTAGCGCCATCATTCATTCCTAATTTACCAATCAAATCCATAACAAACTCTGCTTGTTGGTTTGCTGGTTTAGAATCTAATGCCTTTTTTAACATTTGAAATGCTTGAGATTTTTCTAATTTTTCTCCTTTAGAATCTAATGCACCTTCTCCGAGAGATTTACCAGCATCGCTAGACGCCATAGAACCAGCATCGCCATCGTCAAGACCTGCTGTATAATTCTCTTCTACTTCTGCTTCTGGCTCGGCTTCTTTATTCATTTTTGCTAATGCAGCTTTTATATATGGTAAATCACCAGCTTCAATATTGAATTTTTTTAATACTGGTAATACGGATTGTACTCTTTGACGTTTAGTAAATCGTGATGTTCTTCCGACAATTTTACCTAAACCTCTTTCAAGTTCTGCTCCACCGGCTCCTAGCCTGGGTGCTTCGGATAATACTTTTCTTATCTGTTTACGTATTACTCCGCGTAGTTCATTTTCGTTCATTGTAATGTCCTTATTTTAATTTTATATAAATATGTAGGTATTGTAATAGAATATGAATTATTTAGCAAATCCTTTATCCATTGCAAAATTGGCTCTGGAAAATTCTAATCTATCTACTAATTTTACACCGTTACCAAATCTATCAATGGCAACATAACCTTCTGGCGCCGTTACTGCCAACCCTCCTTTGCCATCATCTTTGAAATGTTTTGTATT